GTCAATATACTGTAATATTAATAGGAAGTAATAATAATATCTTTGATGCGGTAGGTGGTATATTAGTTCAGAATCAAGTACAGGTTATTCCAACAAATTCAGCCGGGTTAATTGTTAAAGCTATTGGAAGTGGATTATCTATTGAAGAACATGATCAATTAATGGGTATACCTGATGCTTCTGGAAATGCCGATGCTGTTTGGGATAAAGTATTACCATAATGACAACAGGAGAAAGGTTAGTCGAAATATCAACTTTAACTACAGGAACAGCTTTAGAACATTTCTTAAATATTTCAACTGGGAGTATTATTTATGGGCAGGAATTCGATGTTGAAGTATTAGAATTAGAAGCTATCATGGTTGATGAACTCGAGCCAATGGAGGTTCAAGTAGGGGATTCAGATCTTAATGTTGAAATGGTTCAGAAAGAAACTCCTGTAACTAAGGAATCAGAATTTATAACTATTGTTATTTTAGAGACCGAAACACAATAACAACACTATAGTTTATATAATAAATATATAATTATGACTGTAAAGGAAATTGATTTTAAATTAATAAAAGGTAAAGCAGAGAGTAAAGTATTTAAGTTTACTAATTTTGATGGGACTATTTATAATATGGTTGATAGTACAGCTAAGTGTTTACTCTATCTAACCCTAACTCCAATTGAAATAGTTTGTAATGTAGATGAAATAAACGGTAAAATTACAGTACCATTTACTATTACTCATTCTGCTATTAATGGGACTTTTGAATATATTATAGAAGAAACAAAAGTATCGACAGAAGTTATACCTTTAGTAAAAGGAAACATAACTGTATTGGATTATGTTCCTTTCTCTGAAACTATTCAGGCTTATTTAAATGCAGAATTACCCGCTAACATAGTATTATCCGAGGATTATCGTAATCAAAGAATTTTCTTTTGGAGAAAGATATTACAATCAGCTTTTAATATTGCTGACCAGGATTTGAATATTGAAGAAAAATGGCCTATATTAGTAAATGCTTTATTAGCTAAATTGGTTGTTTATGATGCCTTAATTTTAGCAGCTAAGGGAAATTTAATTGGGTTCTTTGGTGGTTCATTCACTTCTTCAGAATCTACTGGTCAGGGAGGAGTTAAGAGTATAGAAACTGGTCCAACTAGAGTGGAATATTTTCCAGTTGGGGATACTATTGAAACTATGTTTAAACGAAATGCTCAAGGAGTAAGTGCTCTTGATACTTTTAAAGAAGATATTTGTGGGCTCTCAGAATTTCTTCAGGTTAAATTACCAATGTGTGCAGAGAGAAATATGATAATTACTCCAAAGTATTTTCAAAATCCAGATTGGGTTTACCCTACTCTCTCTGATTCAACTTCAGAGTTTGAACCATCACAAGGATAAAAGATATGAAATTCATTATAACTAATTTTCAATTTATTGGTATAGCTTTATTAACTGAGGATGGTCAGTTTTATATCAGTACTGAAGATGGTCAGTTTTATATAAAATTATTAATTTAATAAATTAATATTATGACTTTAATTGGAAAGAAACCATCTGAATTGGATGGTGCTACAAATTCCGCACTCAAGACGGTTCTCGGTATACCTGGAATTACAACTTTTATTTTATTAGCAACTTCTATTTCATGGATTGAAGGTGAATTTATGGGGAGGGTAGCTAATGTTTATGCTCTTGTAAATACAGCGATAGATGAAGATGTTGTTAATAATGGAACTGTTTTAGGATTTTTTTTTATAGATGAGGCATGGTATCCTTTACCATTTATTTTTGCAGATACAGAAGGTTATGCAGCGTATGTGATGTTTAGTTATTCAATGAATACCATTATATTAGTTGCTTTTGATACACTTGGAGTTATTGATCCAAGTGTAATTGAAAAATATAAGTTTTTAATTATTAAAAAAAGATAATGAATTGGCAGATTTTTATTCTTGCTCTTTTTTTGATAGTTTTTAAGGCTGTCCCTGATGGACTTGCGCTAGCGGGGCATAAGACACTTGCAGGAGTATTTTATTTTATTTATCTGTCGGGTACCACTCTGGGTTTATTTGCTTGGAAAACTGGATTGAGAATGTATGAATATAAACCTATTTTTGTAAGGGTTATTATTGGTTACGTGCTTTTACGATTTGCGTTATTTAATTTGATATTAAATAAATGTGCCAGACTCGATCTATTTTATATTGGCAAAACAAAATTATATGATCAGGTATGGCAGTGGTTTTTTAACTGGTCGGGAATTGATCACGTTCAATTTCTGGCTATGTTTCAATTTCTTGCATTATGTGTGGGATTAAGTTTAATCTTAAGAAAGGGTAACAGTTAATGTTAACTACAGCTCAATGGCAACAATATAAAGATATCATTAATGGTGTTCATGACTCTTTTAATCAGGCTACTGTTACATGGCGTAGGTATACCCGTGGTTTTCAAAGGTATGGGGAAGATATACAATCTAATGAAGTTTATGTTGATATCCCATTAAAATGTTTAATGGCTTATAACTTTTTCTTTACTCGGCCAATGACAGATGAAAATATAGGTGGAGCTATTGATAAGGAAAACACAGTAATAATATTAAATAAAAAATATCTTGCTGATAATGGTTATTTGAATGCCGATGGATTTTTTGCTCTAGACCCTGGTCAAGATGAATTTTTTCACATGGGTATCAAATACCGTTCAGCAGGAGAAACTCCAGTAGCTCAGGCAGGTGATGAATCATTATTATTTTATATAATTCTTAAAAGAGAAGAAACTAAAACTGGGGATGCTAAATATTAATTTATAATTATTATGGCTGTACGACATGGTGTAAGAACCAGAGGGGCATTTGATGTAGGGATTAGATTGGAGGGAGACTGGTTAAGATTTAATCAGATGGTGGGTTCTATTGATCTTAATTTAATGTTGGCAGCTAAATCAGCTCAAAGAAAATTTGCTGAAGAATATCGAGATCGTGTAAAAACAAATATAAGAACTGGTGGTAAAAGATTTGGGTACCCTGGACATTCAGTTAAATATAAACAATATAAAACCAGGTACGGTGGTCCTGCTCGATTATTTTATTGGAGTGGAGCTATGCACAATGCAGTTGGGATAATGGGTTTACCGGGTGGGAGACTTGGAATTGGAATACCTAGAGGGTTAATGAGAGTACCTTATCATTCCCATGAGGGTGAACTTTTAACTATTAGTGAATATGCAAATATACTTGAACATGGAGCTTGGAGTATGGGGATACCAGCTAGGCCAATTTTTGCTGATACTTTTAAACGTGATATGAAAGGGATGGCTGGTTTAAAAAGTTTTTTGCAATTTCATTTAATTAGGAATTTAAAAAGAAAAGGGATTAATATAACTCCTATTATATAATGTCTGATACAGCTTTAGCAACCGTTCAAGAAATAATTGAAAGAAGTTTATTTGAGGCTATTCGTGTAGAATTGGTTGATAAATTATATTTACCAGATATTGCTGATAATGTTACTTATCCAAATACACAAATAGGTTGGGATAAATGGAAGGCAGATATTAAAACAATAGCAGATGGAGCTAAGGGGTTTGCTATAGAAATTTTTAGCGGGGGTAGCAGTGAGTCTAGGGGTATAGAAAAGATACCAAGAATTGTTATGGATTCTGGTAATTTTTTATCCGGGGCTTTAGGGGGAGACCCTCGTAAGTACTTCTTGGATCAAGGTATTGGGGAACCATATAAAGCCTTGGTCACTCCCCCTCAAACTGTAGATTTTTATATTAATTTTCATCTTATATCAAATACTATAGCTCAGTCTAGAATATTAAATTCTTTATTAGCTTTGGCTATTCCAAGAAGAGGTTATTTACCATGGTATAATAGTTTGTCTAATTTATTTTTTATAAGATATTTAAACTATTTTGATCAAAGCGATATACAACAAGGTATAATTGAACATGTTTATGCTTATGAAATACCGGATGCTTGGGATAGAGAGGATATAGAATTGGCTGGTACTATTGCTAAGATAAGTGAAATAACATTAAATATTAATTTACAGAAATATATGGATGGAAGTTGGGGTTATGATTCTGACCCCATGGTTATTACTTGAGTACAATACCATAGTTTTATATATTAAATAAAAAGATTTAAAATCATAAAATTTAATAATTATGCCAGACGCAGCTAAAGTTCAATTTAACGTGAAGAATTTTACACCTGGTGTATCTACACCTGCTCCGGGTATTTTTTACGTATTAGGGATAACTAAGAGGGGTCCTGTAGAACAACCAGTTTTGAACGTTTCACTAATAAATAGTTGGCCTCAATTTGAGAGAGTTTTTGGTGGTTTCATGGAAACTTCTGATTTTCCATATCTTTGTAAAAGGTCATTAGTACGGGGTGCTAGATTGAGAGTATGTAGAGTAGATGCAGCTGCAACTCCAGCTGTTAAAGCTTCTTCAAAGAATATAGCAAACGGTGATGGTACTCCAGTTACTCTTTTCTCTGTTCAACCAAAATACAAAGGAGTTAATTATAATAGCTTTAAGATTGAAATTAAAGCTGCTTCTAATGGGTCATCTGATTATTGGAATATGGAAATTATCCATGATGTTGAACCTGAACTTAATGAGGTATATGTAAATATTGGTTCTTTTATTGCATCTACTGCGAATAATCAGACCTGTTTGGATGAGGTTAAGGCAATGTCTCAAAATTTTGATTTTACTTATGCTGATGCTTCTGCTGCTGTATTACTTATTCCAGCTGTAGCTGCTGCTTCTGCATTTACGGGTGGAGTTGATCCTACTGGGCATGTAGCTGGGGATTATACAAATGCTATGGTTACATTTGATGGGGTTGATGATGGTCTTATTTTAGCTGCTCCTGAACAGGATGATGATGGTGTGAATGCTGCGGGAATTACTTATGCTACTGCTAGAAAAGATCTGGTATTCTTTGCTCATTTACCAAATTCTCTTGTTACTGCAACTACCTTAGTAGCAGAAAGAGTAGTTATTGCTAGTGATTCTAAATATGGAGCTATCTATGGTGGGGGAATTAGGATTAGAGAAGAAAAAACTCTTCAGGAAAAAGCTATGTCAGAAATGGGGGATATTCTTGGAATAGCTGCTTATGTTCATAATAATTTTGGTGAATGGTATTCTCTTGCCGGTCAAACTAAAGGGGCTGTTCAGGATGCTATTGGGGTTGTGAATAATTTTGGTACTCCTGCTTCTTTTGCTGATCTTAATTTATTAGCAAATTCTCAAATTAATATGATGGTTCAGAAAAATGGGATAGTTCAACTTTCTGGTAATTTTTCAGCTCAGTTTGCAAATAATCAAGAGAAATTTTTAAGTGTAGTTATGTTGGTTCTCTGGATGAAAAAAACTTTAAAACCAATTCTGGAATCCTATTTGGAAGAACCGACAGATCCCATTACTTTTAATAAAATCTATTATCATCTAAAACCTTATCTGGATAAATTATCTTCTCCGGCTTATAGGGCAATCTATAAATACGAATATTATGGAGACCAGTTTGCAAATACTATAGATGATCTTCAAGTTAATGATCCTGTTGATGTTCAGAATGGGAAATATAAAATTAACTTGAAAATATGGCCAATCCCATCTCTTCAGGAATTAATATTTAATCTGATGCTTGTTCAGGGTGAAGGTGTATATATCGATTAATAACATATTAAATTTAATAACATGGCAAAATTTGCTAATCCAAGAAAAAAATTTAACTGGTCTATTCAGATTAGCCCAGACCCCATTAATCCTTTTTTATTTCAAAAGGTAACATTACCAGATTCAGATATTGAGAAGGTAGCTCATGGGGATACCAATCATGATATTAAAACAGCGGGAAGGGTTACTTATGGTGAGATTGCCTGTGATAAACTTTTATCTTCGAGCCAGGGTGATGCTTATATATGGTCATGGCATGATACTTGTCAAAGTTCAATGCTCGGTGGAGGAGCTCCTCCAGATGTTTATAAAAAGGTTATAACCGTTGTGGAATTTACTGAGGATGGTGTTACTGTTCTTAATACATGGATTGCATTGGGGGTATGGCCTGCTTCAGTATCTGGTCAAGAACAGGATCGTCAATCATCTGATAATACAATTGAACATGTTGAATTTTCGATTGATAAATTAACAAAGATATAGCTTCTCTCGATTTTTGGTCCATAGTTAATAAAGGGGGTACAAACTAATAGGTTGTACCCTTTTTTATAGTTTACTAGATTCGGGAAATACTATTAAAAATAAAATTATGAAATCAGACTTAAGTAAACTTGAAGAAATTCATGGGAGCTTATTATCTCTTATTACTCCTTCTGGTTATGAAGTTGTTATTAGACAACAAAATGGGGAAGATGATGATATACTTTCTAATGCGGGAAATGTAGCTGATGGGACATCTTCAAATAAATTTGTTAAAGAGATTGTAGTATCTACTAATATAACAGAAAATAAAAAATTTAATCTGGATGATGCAAGAGATTTAAAGTTATGTGATAAATATTTTATTATGGTTGCCAGTAGGATATTTTCTATAGGGCAATATATTAAATTTTCATATAAATGGCCTGATAATTTGGAAGTTGATTATGAAGAGGATCTTGGATTACTTATTTGGGAATATGGTAATCCAGATAAACCATTTCCGGAAAAAGGTAGTCCAGATTATTATGAATTTCGTATTAAACCCCATAAATTTGGAAAAGATAAATCTAAAGAAATAAAATTAAGTTCTGGTAAATTGATACGTTATTATTTTATGAATGGTCATGGAGAAAGATATTTGATGAATTTACCAATGGATCAACAAAGTATAAATGCTGAACTTAAAGCTAGGGGAATCGAATTAAATGTTAATAATAATTGGGTTAAAATTCAGAATTTTAAAACATTTTCTTCAATTGATATGATGGAGATTAGAAAAGATGTTACTGAAAATGATCGAATAATTAATCTAATAACTATACTAGAACATCCTGAAACTAAAGAAAAATTTGAATATCCTATAATTGGTACCGCGGATTTTTTTTATCCACGGGGGATATAGAAGGGGAATACTTCTATGTTTCTCAACACCATATTCATATCCCTTTTTCTGAGTTTATAAAATTAAATGTTAAGCGAAGAAAAAGATTTGTTGAATTATCCAAAGAATTTGATGAAGAACTAAATAAACTTAAATAACTATGATGGGTGGAAGTACTCTGGGAATTGGTGTAACCATGTTCCTTAGAGATCAATTTTCAGGTCCTGCGGCTAGAATTAGGACTTCTGCTGTTCAAACAGAACAGGAGTTTATAAGAATGCAAGAAGCTCAGCTTAAGCAACAACGTAATATGTATGCTGGGTTAGCTTTTGCAGGAGCCATGGCTTTACGTGGTATGGGTAGGATGGTTAAAAAAGCTGCCGAATTTAGTTATGAAATGGAGTTTGTTAAATCAATCACTGATGCTACTTCAGAAGAACAAAAAAGATTAACAAATATATCTAAAAGGTTAGGTAGAGAGACAATGTTTTATCCTCAGGATATTGCTGAGGGTATGAGATTTATGGCAATGGCTGGGATGTCAGCTACGGAAACTGAAAAGAATATTGAAGGTGCTGTTAATCTTGCTGGTGCTACTAAATCATTATTAGGAGGAAAAGGTGGAGCTGCTGATATCATGACTAATGTTATGAAGCAGTTTAGAATCGGGTTTCAATATACTAATGATGTTGCTGACTTATTATCTTATGCAGTAACTCGAGCTAATACTAATTTATTTGACTTAGGGGAGGCTCTTAAATATGGGGGTGCTACTGCGATGGACCTTAATATTACACTTGCTGAATCTACTGCTATGGTAATGGCATTAGGTAATGCAGGGATGCAAGGTTCTATGGCAGGGGTTGCTATGGAAAACTCTATGAGATATTTGGCTAGAGCATTTTCTTCATTTGCTTCTGGACCTAGTAGAAAAGCTCTTGCAGAATTAGGAATGAATGTAACAGATGTTACAGATCAAACTGGGAATTTATTAACCATGACTGAAGTCATGAAGAAAATGGGTGTAGCTATAGATGAACATTTTGGAGAAGGGATGAATGTTGAAAAACAAGCAATTTTACAATCAGTATTTGGAGTTAGGGGAAAAAGGGCAGGTTCTTTATTTTTAAGAAATTTACAAGAATTTGAAAGATTTTCTGGGGAGATCACTACTAAGTCTGCTGGCCATTCTGCTAGGATTATGGGAGATATGATGAGTACACTTCAAGGATGGATATATAAAACTGGGTCTGCATGGCAAGCTATGTGGGTTTCATTTACTGAAAAAATGACTCCTGTATTTACGGTATTATTAAAAATGTTAACAAAAACTTTTGCGATATTAGAAAAGATTTTTGATAGTAAACTTTTAGGGGGATTTTTAGCTGCAGGGATAACAGGATTTTTGGTTTTAAAAACGGCAACATTTGCATATCGAGCAGTAGTTTTGGGGTTAAGAGTAATGCACTTACAAACTGGGACTTCTGCAACTACAATGGCTGCAGCTGCAAATACTGCATATAATTCTATGACGGCTGCAGCTATGAGATATACAGTTGCGGCTAGAGGAGCTGGGG